AGGACTGGGACCCCGTAGAAGGCGGCGACGCGCATCACATTCAGCTCAACATGCAGACGGTCCCGGGCACTGGAGATCCGACCGTCAGCGAACAGGCGCAACTCGTGAAAGTCAGTAGCGGCGCGCCAAAGCAGACGGTGAACTAGGAGGAGCCATGTACGACCTCGAACTGCAACTCGAAATCAAGGAAGTCAATGAAGACGGCACATTTACCGGCATCGCGTCGGCATATGGCGTCGAGGATCTCGGCGGCGACGTGATCGACAAGGGGGCTTTTACAAAAACGCTTCAGGAAAACCCGGTCGTACCGATTCTCTGGCAGCACAAGTCCGATGAGGTTGTCGGCGAAGGCAACGTCAAGGAATGGCAGAGTAAGATCCTCGTGTCTGGGCGGCTGGATCTCGAAGACCCGACCGCGCAGAAAGCCTATCGCAAGATGAAAAACAAGCTCATCAGGGGCTTGAGCGTCGGCTTCCAGACGATCAAATCGACATACCAGGATATCGAGGGCCGCATGATCCGGCACATCCAAGAGCTGAAGCTCTGGGAAGTGAGTATTGTCACCTTCCCGATGTTGCCACAGGCCCAAGTGACGCGCGTCAAGAGCGCGGACGATGAGGAGCGCATAAAGCGCATCGAGGAACAAGTTTCGGCACTCTCAGCCAAGGCCAGCACTCCGGAACCGGAGCCGCACAAGGCGAAAGAGCCGCCATCCGAGGGTAACGAGCCGGTCCAGGACCACTCGAAGCTCGAAAGCATGACCGCAACAGCGAAAGCGATGCGGTCTTACGTCAACTAACCCCGGATCATTTCCAAGCCGGGACTACTGCCGTGAGGCAGGAGGCAAAAGCTATGGAAGAGCTAAAGAAGCAACTCGAACTCCTCCAGGCCGATCTCAAAACCCACTTCGAGAAAGCCAAGGAGCAGGAAAAGACCTTCGGCACGGTCCTGGACGAAACAAAAACCAAAATCGATGCGATCCAGAAACAGGTGGACGCCATCGAACAGAAGATGCAGCGGCCCGCCGGCGGCGGGAAGAACGGCAAATCCATTGCCGAGACGCTCAAGGAAAGCGATCAGCTCCAGAAGCTGGTCCGCAATGAATCCAAGAGTGCCGTACTGCACTTTCCCGATGTGGACTTGGATGGCTTCATCGCCAAGTCCCGCGAGGAAAAGACGCTCATCACATCAACCGCCGTGGGTTCCGCGACTTCCGGCGTTCTGCTCTTCGAGCGGGTGCCCGGCGTCGTCCTGGAGGCCCGCCGTCCACTTCGCCTGCGCCAGCTTTTTAGCGCGGCGCCAACGGACAACAATTCGATCGATTACGTCAAGGTGAGTTCCTTCTCGAAGGTGGTCAGTCCACAGACGGAAGGATCGGCCAAGGGCGAATCGGAGATGAAATTCACGACCGTGAACACGCCGGTTCGCACAATCGCAACGTGGATTCCGGCGACGCGGCAAATCCTGGATGACTTCCAGGGCTTGCAGCAGTTGCTCACGGAATCGCTGGTCTTCGCGCTCGAAGAGGAGATCGAGGATCAGATTCTTTCCGGCGATAACACATCGCAGAACCTGAACGGCTTGACCACCCAGGCGACGGCGTTCGATACGACGCTGACAACCGCTTCCGATGGGTGGGAAAAGATGGACCTGGTGGGCCGCGCTGTCCAGCAGGTCTCCGTCGCCAATGAGGCCAGTCCCAATTTCGTGGTCTTGAATCCGGCGGACTACTGGGGCATGCGCCTCATCAAAGACACGACCGGCCGGTACATCTTCGACCGGCCCGACGGCCCGGTCGGCTTCTCGCCGATCTGGGGCTTGAATCCGGTCGTGACCACCGCAATGACCGCCGGATACTTTCTCGTCGGCTCCGGCGCTCCCGTTGCCGGCGTCATCCGAAACCGCATGGGTGTGACCGTGGACATTTCCACGGAACATTCGACCTATTTCACCGAGAACAAGGTCGCCATCCGCGTTGAGGCGCGATTGGCGCTTGTCCTCTACCGGCCAGCCGCCTACATCTACGGCGCGCTGAACGCTAGCCCGGCTTAACCGCAGCCGCACCGCCAATGGGGAGGGTTTCGGCCCTCCCCGATTTTTCAACCATGATACTCATCGCACAACGCCAACTCTGTGGCGAATATGGGATGGTAGTGCCCGGCGCCACGTTCGAACTGGACGACCTGGACGCCATCAAATCGCTTCTCGGATCGGGGCTGGCCGTGACGGCACCGGTCTCGATGTACGAAACCAAGGTAATCATCCCCGCACCACCCCTGACGCCCGTGGTCGTCCCGGAATCCTTTCGTCACCTGTATATGCCCAACACTGAGCCAGCGGGCGAATTACCTGCCGACGGCGATCCGGTGCTTCCTGACTCAGACGTGGAGCCGAAAGGAACTCCTGATCCTCCAAGACGGCGCCGGGGAAGACCTCGCAAGGTACGTGCCGAATGAGCCGGGGATCCGGTTTGTCCGGTATCCCGGCAAGCGGGCGATCGGGGCGAAGCGGAATCTCTGCTGTGAGCTGGCGGCGGGCGACATCATCGCGCACTGGGATGACGACGACTGGAGCTATCCGGGACGGCTGGCTGAACAAGTTGCCGTGCTCAAGGGCAATCTCGCAACCGGCTACCGGACCATCCATTTCCTCGATGAACAGACGCAGGAAGCCCACGAGTACCTCGGCAGCCCGCACTACGCGGTCGGGACTTCGCTCTGCTACTGGAAATCGTACTGGCGGACGCATCCCTTCCGGGAATTCCAATGTGGCGAGGATAACGACTTCGTGGCGCGGGCCCGAGGCGTCCTGAGCGCGCAGGAAGGCATCGGCAAGATGGTTGCCGTAACGCATGGCGGCGGGACGTCGCCGCGAGTCAAGAATTCGAAACAGTGGCGGGCCGTCGATCCGACGGCGCTGCCGTGGCGACCATGAAGCTGAACCTCGGCTGTTCCGATCGGGCGCTCCCCGGCTTCATCGGCGTGGACATCGTTCCCCCGGCGGACCAGATCGCCGACCTTCGGGACCGCTGGCCGTGGCCGGATTCCAGCGTCGACGAGATCGCGGCCTTTGACATCTTCGAGCACATTGAATGCCGGTGCTGCCCCGATGGCCGGATCCACGTCATGAACGAGTCCTGGCGGGTCCTCCGGCCCGGCGGGCGCATCACCATCGAGGTTCCCAGCGCGTCGAGGGGCGCCGGGTTCGCGCAGGATCCGACGCACAAGACGGCCTGGTGCATGAACAGCTTCCAGTACTTCGAGGACGGTAGTTTCGCGCATAAAAGACTGAGTAAAAACTATTGCATCCGCGCGCGCTTCCGGGTAATATCGTTGGCGGAGCGAGAATACAGGGATGTCCACGAACCCGTATGGAAAATTACGGCGGTTTTGGAGGCGGTGAAGTGAGTTTCTCGATTATCATCCTGTCGCGGAACGCGGCGAATCTCAGGTCATGTTCTTTGGCGATCTGGGGGAATGAATCCGACGCCCGCATTATTGTCGTCGACGATGGGCTGCCGAAGGATTTATTTTTGACAAAAGCCGCCGACTTCATTCCCGGGGTAAAGCCCTTCGTTTTCGCCCGCAACGTTAATATTGGCATCCGAGCGGCGGGAAGAGTGGCGGAATGGGTGACGGTGGGGGTAGACGCCCATGGATTCCCGCAACGTATTCCATCATTGCTGGAATATCAGGACGTCATTCTCCTGAATGATGACGCTCTTCTCCAGACGCCCGGCGGCTTCACGGCGATGGCGGCGGTAGCGCATGACCATCCCGAGTACGGGCTTATCGCTGCAACGACGAACGTCACCGGCAATCTGAACCAGTTGCCGAAGGGCATCGGTCTCCGCGAGGACCCACGGCAAGTCTGTTTCATCTGCGTGTACATCCCGCGCACGACCATCGAGAAGATCGGGCTCCTCGACGAGCGTTTCGTCGATTACGGCTGCGAGGACGACGACTACTGCCTGCGCGTTCGCAAGGCTGGCTTCAAGCTCGGCATCTTCGATGGCTGTTTCGTCGATCACGGCTCCCTGACGTCGAGCTTTCGCGGCGGGCCGCGCGCGGGCGGGGATTTTCACCCGAATCTCAAGCGATTCATCGCCAAGTGGGGACATGACAATTTCGGAAGGCCGTGTCGGGCATGAAAGTCCTCATTTTAGGTTCCTCCGGTATTTTGGGCCAGCACATGCGCCTGAACGTGCCGGATCTCGTAAAGCCGATCTGGCATCGGCGCAAGGCGGACTGTCTGCACGTCGGTTGCGACCTGATGGATCGGGATTCCATGATTGAATTCCTCGGACGGCATTCGCCCGAGGTTATCGTCAATTTGGCCGGCGAATCCCGGCCTGACGTCGTGGAGAAAGACCCGGCGGCGTCGGAATACATCAACGTGCACATGCCCATCGAGCTGGCCGTCTGGTGTGAAGAAGAGAACCGCCGGCTGATCCAAGTCAGCACACAGGCCGTGTTTTCCGGCGATGATCCGCCCTACAGCCCGATGGACGAGCGGCAGCCGGTTAATGAGTACGGACGGCAGAAGAAAGCCGCTGAGGATGTCCTGGCGCATGACTGCGCAACGGTGGTCCGGCCTACGTTCATCCTCGGCGTCCGGCCGCTCCCACACGTCGGGCGGACGAATCCGGTTGAACAAATGCTCACTGGACAGTCCAGACAGGTAGGGGACCGGCATTTCTCGCCGCTTTTCGCGGAGGACGCCGCCCGCCTGCTCTGGCGAGTCGTCCTATACGGCTCTCAGGGTGATCGAGTCGTGCATCTAGGGCTCCCAGCACCCGTCAGCCGTTCTACCGTGGCTGGCGCTCTCGGGCTGACGCATACGCTGGTTTCGCACGATGACTTTCCAGGTATCGCGCCCCGCCCGAAGGATACGACATATGATCTGCCCACCGCCCGGAATTTCATCAACTGGCGGGACGGTATTCGGCAGCTAAAAGCAGATTGGGACTCACGCATGACACATGACATCGAAGACAAGGCTATTGAAATCGCCTTATTTCTCGGAATCTCAAAGGATCAGGCAGTGAATCGGCTTGGGCAGGGCTTCGGGAAGCTCCACCAGGACGTTACCAGCGACTTCCGGCGGATCAACCCGCAGGACGACAGGACACTCCTCGAGTGGTACCGCCGGACGGAATCCTACCTCTGGGAGCTTTCGGCCTACCATGCGGATCGCGGATTCAACTATTCCGGCATGTGCAAGGGAATCTCGGATCACCTGAAGGCGCTCGGCGTCAAAACCGTGCTTGTACTCGGCGATGGCGTCGGGACAATGACCATCCATTTCGCCCGGGAAGGATTCGATGTGACCTATCACGACTTGGCCGGCAGCCGGACGGCCGCTTTCGCTGCCTTTCGGTACTGGCGGCGGTTTGGGCGGGAAATGCCGGTCTGCCTCACGTCCGGTTGGGCGCCGGTTGGCGGTGAACATGGAGGGTGCGACCCGGAACTCCAGGGCGCGTTTGACGCCATTGTGTGCAGCGACTTCCTGGAGCACGTCACTGACGTTCCGATATGGGTTGCGGCGATCAGGTATTGCCTGAAGCCGGCCGGTGTACTGTTCGCCCAGAATGCCTTCGGGCCAACGATGGGTAGCGGCCCGAACGGGTCCATCCCGATGCACCTTCAGCGCAACGATCATTTCGTGGAGGACTGGGACCCGATGCTTTCCACAATCGGGTTCACACAGGATTCGAGTAACTGGTACAGGAAGGCAGCATGAATACGATAGTTGAGTTATGCACCGAGGAATTAGCCGTTATTCAGGGTTGGTACGATTCGGCGGCCTGGGAATCAGCAAGCGGCACGAGAGAAGAAGTGGAGCCCTTGCTTAAAAAACTTGGGCTTACGACGAATTCAATGGAAGAGTGGGCCCCAAAGGATGCGAATCCAAACTAAGGACGCCGACGGCAACGTAAACGGCTGGATCCTGCCCATCTGGAACTGCCGGGAGAGCGGCTACAGGCCGGATCAGGTCTACGTGACGGTCGTCAATCCGGATTGCTCGAAAGGCCCACACCTCCACCAGAAGCGTACCGGCTTTTTCGCCTGCATTCAGGGCAATGTGGTGATCATCACACGCAAGGACGGCACCTATGAGGAGCATCGGCTCGGAGCGTACAACGCGCATGAGCCGCTTAAGGTGGAGCCGGGGACGGCCTGTCAGATTGTGAACCACATGGGAGAACCGGCCATTCTGCTGAATATGCCGTCGCCGTCATGGTCGGCGGATGAACCGGATGAATGGTCGGTCGAGGACTGGAAATCGTGAAAGACAAGATTCCATGCGCATGTGCCGATTGCCTGAAGAGATTCAAGGCTGGCGGCGGAAGTCTTTTTTGGATTCACCCGATAAGTACGTGGGATCGCAATCACTTCTTGGTGGACCGACACACCGGAGTAAAAGCCGAATCACTTACGCCGGCTGAATTCAGCCAATGGGAAGAGGCGTATATCTACAGCCGACGTTGGCGATCCGGGATAGTGCCGCTCTCGAAACTCTAAAGATGAACCGGACGAATGGCCGGTGGAGGACTGGAATCCGTGATTTGGAAAGACTCACCACCCTTCGGTCGTCGGAAGACCTTAATTGGGACGCTGGATCTTTTGGCTGCCCGGCGCACAGAGCCGCAGGTCATCGTCGAAGTGGGCACATCCGAAGCCTATTTCGGATGGTACGCGAAACAATTCGATTCCATCATTCACGCGGTTGATGTCCGCGAGGGCGCAGTCCAGAACTCCGCCGCCATCCTGCGTAAATATTGTTTCGATGCAACGCGGTATGTCAGATTTCACCGATTGGATGCCTTTGAGTATGCAGCCTTCGTGAATAATCCAGAGCACGACTTTTACCTTCCGCGAATCGATCTCATCTACTACGACGCTCCTTCGGAACCGTGGTCTTGGTATGTCGAATTGCATGAACGGTGGAAGGATAAATTCCAAACAGGGGCGCTCGCCTTATTCGACGATACGGAGTCGCGGATGCCATTCGCCGGTAAAGGTGGGGCGTTGATTCCCAAATTGCTCAATGAAGACTGGCGACAAGTCCCGGTCGACGGCGAGCCGGTATTTCCGATGGTCCTCTTGGAGAAACCGTGAAACTCACTGCATGCCTTGTCGGTTCTCTTGTCGGTGATGGATGGATGAAACTGGCCGGACTGATCGACCTTTGCCGCGAGAATGAAGTCTCCGTTGTCGCCGGGTGCTATGCCTTACCGATCTGGGAGTGGGGCAAAAAGCACGTCATCGGGGCGGATTATGAAATTGTTGAAGTGATCGACGACCCGGACGATCCGGAATGTAAGTATTGCCCCGGGTTTGGGTATCCCGCGATGGATCTTGGGCTGAAGGATGTTCGGGACCAACGGCCCGACGAGCATGTAATCGGTGGTGATCAAATCCTAACCTGCTACAACCGCCCGGCCCCAATGATGGAATTGCGTGAGCCGTTTCCGTTGGGTGATTGGGTGGCAATTCATCCGTACACTCGGCACTCGTGGAAGAATTGCCGGAACGTGATCCGGCAAGTGAACTACGCGTTTCCGGTCAAGGTTTTAGGGTTTCCGGGCGAGGCTAAGGGAATCCCGGAAGCGTGGAAAGATGTAACTGCAGCGCCCTTCGATGAGCAGGTGGCAGCGGTAGCGGGCTGTCGTTTTTTCGTGGGCGTCGGCTCAAGCTGGTCAAATGTAGCGACACTGTTCCATAAGCCGATGATCCATGTTTCCTATACGCCGGATTTGGCTCAATTCACTAACCCGTGCATGATCAAGATGGTGGAACCGACCATCGAGGAACTCCAGGAGCAGATTGATCTATTATGCGGCGTCTTGACATCGGCGTAGCCAGCTACGGGAACCCCGTCCGGCTCGAGAAGACCCTCCGGAGCCTTGCGGCCAAGAGTACGACGGATTATCGGTTATTCGTCATCCACAATCCGGGAGCGCCGGAGGACCAGCGGGCGCGTGCGGTAATCCAGCGGGCACAAGTGGAAAACCCGCGCATCGTCCCGATCTGGGAGGACTTGAACGGCGGGTACGCCGGAGCGGTGAAGAAGTTTCAGTTCCTCGCCGAAACCGAATACCTGGCCTACTGCGATAACGACATCGAGATCCTCACGCCGGGATGGGACGAGGCGCTTTGCGGCTATCTTGACCGTTTTCACGAGATCGGTCTGATTTTCCCGAACGGCGGGGCCTACCAGATCCCCCGGCCCGGCTACACGGAGATCATGTGGGGCGTCGGCTTCTGTTGGGTGCTTTCCCGTATGGCGATGACGGACACAGGGCCGTTTGACGACGCTCTGGGGCATCAGGAGGAGGCCGATTACTGCCTCCGGGTCCGAATGGCCGGATACCGCTGCGGAGCCGCCACGGACGTCCGGATAGCCCACCACGCCACGGCCACGAATAACCCGGCCTCCGTCGAGCGGATTTCCCGCGGTGTGGTCAATTTCGTGGACAAGTGGTGCCGGTATTTCGGAGGGAAGAACCTAAACTATCACAGCCCGAACGTCCTCCGCTGGGAGGATTGGCCGCCGAATGCCCTCTACCTGGAGGAATATTGGCGTGCCCGGCTGAATGGGCTGAACGACACGCCGGAAGTACGAAACATCGAGGGGCGAGACTACGACCTGATCAAAATTCCACGGTTCAAGGATTTTTACCGCGGTCGGATCATCTAATTTCACAAGTTAGCGGACTGTCGGGAGATAGACCGCACCAATGCCAACAATCTACGGAATGCTCCGCGTGCGAAATGAGCAGCGCTGGATTCGGCGTGTGCTGGAATCCATCCGCCCTCTCTGTGACGAGATTTTCGTCTTCGACGATCATTCGACCGATGGCACGGCCGGCATCTGCGAGCAGCTCGGATGCACGATATATCAGTCTCAATTCAGCGGAATCGACGAGAGCCGAGATAAGGATTCTCTACTTTCGAAGGTTTTTGATCACATCCCTTTGGTTGATCAGCATTGGACGAAAGGTAACCCGGCCTCGCCCTACTGGGCCCTAGCGATCGATGGCGATGAGGAACTGGTTAAGGGCGACGATGCGATTATTCGTCAGGCGATCACGCAGCCGGGCGTCCATGCCTATCATCTACGGATTCCGTTTCTCTGGAATGATTCGGCGCACATTCGGGTTGACCGGGTTTACCGGAACTTCGAGCGGCTCGGGCGTCCTTCGCTGTTTCGCTTGATGAATCAGGTATTTCGCTTTCTCCGGACGCCATTCGGTAATGGCGCGAACTTTCACTGTTCATCCATTCCGCAGGAATTACTTGGCCACGCGAAGCCGTGCGCGGCCCGACTGATGCATTGGGGCTACATGGACCGGGAAGACCGGATCAGAAAATTCTACTGGTACAACTCCGTCGATCCAGGGAATAAGGTCGAGGACTGTTACCGGCACATGGTCCTTGGGGATCTACCGGAGTATCCCGCAAACATGCGGTGCCGACATGCAGGCCCGCTGCAACTGGAGGCGATCCAATGGCAGGCGTCCTAACTCTCACCGGCAGCCCGGTGACCTACACGGAATTACTCACCGCCTCCGAGGTCAAAGACTGGCTGCGCGTCCCGGACCCGTCGCCGGCTGATGCCGCATTCGATACGGAGATTGATGCGCTGATTCAGGCGGCGCGGGAGCAGGCGGAATACCACCAGAACAAGGATCTCGTTCCGAAACAATGGGATCTCCTGCTCGACGGATTTCCTGGCGGATTGATTGAGCTTCGTCAGCCGCTCGTATCCGTGGA